TCAGCGGCTTGGGTGTATCCAGTTCCATGGGTGAGCGCATCACATAGATTTCCCTCAGATGCTGTAACGCATTTGGGGCCCCTTGTAGGGCACTTCTAAGGCCGTCATAACACATTGCACACAGCAAGCCATAATTGGCCTCCATGGGGCTCTTGTGGCTTATGACACAGGCCCTAGTCATTGCTGAGCCTTTCCAGTTCATCACTGATGTAAAAACGGGCCTTTTGTAGGTCCTCAATGCTGTCCCCTTTGAGCCCAGCCCGCCAAATGTATTTGACCGCATTGCCGAGGTTGAAATTCATGTGCCTGGTTATGTCAATGGCCTCAACCCCGCTTGGGTGGCTGGTGTAGTGCGCTGGGTGGTTTACTGGATCATCCATCACTTGACCATTTCGTAAAGTAGGCCCAGCTTTACCTGAACAGCGGCGTGTTCCCGTGTCTTGGTGGTGCCGTTGGCCTGGGCAATGTTCACGGTGGTCTGGAGTTCGCTCAAGATTATCCTGAGCACTCTGTCACGCTCAGAGTTCTTGCCACGCTCTAAGCCCTCCACATAGTGCTGGGCGGCCACATCTGCTGGGATTGACTTACTTGATTGCATCTGTAACAACCTCCAAACAGCGGTCATAGCCAAGGGCTTGAGTCTTGGTCATTCCCAGCTCACGCTCTCTGTCTTTTTGTATTCCATCATTACCCTCAGCTGTGAGGCTTGGATGCTTTTGCCATGCCTGTAGCCTGAATTGAAAGCTTCATCCAACTCAGCGGTGAACAGGCGGTCTGCGATTTTATACCTGAGCTCTGTAAACATTATTCCCTCTCTTAAAACGCAATGTGCGTGGTGTAAAAGGACATGACAAATGGCCATGCCCAAGCTAGTAGGTGACGGTGTGACTCTGTGAGGACCAGCACCAGGCCGATTAGGCCCAGTGTAATTATGGAAAAGAATTGGCGAGTGTTAGTTTTCATAAGTGTTTTCCTTTACTATGTTAAAATTCACCATTCGCACCGCTTGTGGCAGCGTGACGCTGTGCATAGATCCTTCTTTTTGTTGCGTTGATTTCAAGTTGTCAGTGTAAGTGTCGCTAACTGTTGGAGTTGGAAGATTCACTTGCCCCCCCCCACCCGGTAGCGTAACGCCCTCAAGCAAGATTCGCAAAGCCAGTTCAGCCTGTTGTGGAACGACACCATTACCGCAGGCTTTCAGTTCCTCATTGCGAGTTAGCCCCACACCTGTGACCCAGCCCTCTGGTAGCCCCATCATCCACTCCGTAAACTTGCTTGATAGCCTGTGAGAGCCATCCTTGCCGTCTGGCTTAGTTGGCAGCGGTGCTGGTCTGCCAAGTGTTTGTTCCCACCGTCTGATCGCTGGCTCAAACTTGCCCCAACTCGTATAAGAATCAAGTTGTGTCTTAGTCTGACCTAAAATTGGTTCAGCCCACCTGACTTTCTCTTTAGCGTGATCCCAGTCTTTATACTCTTTGGGAAGGATGCCATTTGCAATTTCTAGCTCTTGCAAAATGCCAGCAGATGAATAGTTTTGGCCCTTTGCGATCATTCCCATTTGTTGTTGTGGTTGGCAATAGCACTTCGCCGCTGTTAAAGATTGCCCTGGCTACGGTATCGGTTTGGACTACGCCATCACGCTCATGCTCTGATTGCCCATCCTTGTAGTCTCTAGTCGTTGGGGTAGGTATTAGGTTGTCAACCGCTCGGCTCACCCTGAGTCCGTTTAGCCTGGCTATGTCCATTGCGTTGTCACGAACTCCAACGGTATTACCACGCTTGCGAGCTTCGGCTTCGCCTAATGCCCCGCCCTCACCTTGACTAGCGGTTGGGGAACGCAACAATAAAGACTCTGAATCGGTTATGTGGTGCGCCTGCATCGGCAGCTCGTAAACCTTGCCATTTCGCATCGTACCCGAGGTCTGCCAAGTCTCCGAGAACAGCTCCCAATGCTCGCAAAGCAGGTTCGCTATCCCCTGCTTCTCCCATACACCACGGACAGTGTTCCAAGTCTGGGTTGGTTGCGCTTGCGCTAAGTAATCCTCTGACATTTTCAATAACCACCAATCTTGGTTGTAACTCTTGAATTGCTCTTACGAACTCAGACCAAAGACCTGATCGAGTTCCTGTTCTTAGTCCGGCTCGCTTGCCAGCTAATGATAAATCCTGACATGGAAAGCCGCCTGTCAGAATGTCAACTGATTCCACTTGGGTAAAGTCCACCTTGGTAACATCACGGTAATTTGGAACGCCTGGAAAGTGAGCCTCAAGGATTGCGCTTGGTGCTGACTCCCACTCACAGTGCCACGCAACTTGTGCGCCAGTGACATTGACAACGGCATTGTCTAGTCCGCCGTAGCCACTAAAGAGCGAGCCGATCTTCACAGGTTTTCTAGTTTCTCGTATTCAGCCCAAGACTCTATTGCAAGCTTGTCGCAATCGCCAGCCGAAAAACGACCAGCGTGGAAGTAGATGCGCTTGAACCGCTCTGGTATCACCTTGAGGGTTTTGGTGGTGACTTTTATTTCTGGCTTTATGGGTTGCTTGCGATAGCTAATGTCATGGCGCTCAGCCTCCAAGACCTTGCTGAGTTCGGAAAATGTTAGCTTCATGTCGCCTTACCCCTTGAGCTGAACGATTGCGTGAATTAACATTTGAAAATCATGAGGTGTTATTTGGTCATCAAACCCAAGAGTCTTAGCAAAACTTGGGATGACCGAGCTGTTTATCCTTGCCCAGTTTTTGCCCTTGCAATGCTGGCACTCACAAATTGCGGTATAGACATGGTTTGGGTTGCGGTCTGTGAATTGTGCCATGTGCTTGCTTATGCTGTATGTGTTGCTTAGTGTTCGCTCTTTCATTTTTGGGGCCCTTTCATGTGCCTCGGTGAAAGGTGAGGGCCTAAGCCCCCACCTTTTGCACTGTTGGAAAATCAACATTTACAGCGTGGTAGTGATAGAGGATGTCCGCTATCTCATACTGGCGTGACTCAAGTGCCTCTAGCTGGTCATCTGTCCGTTTCTTGCCGTCAAACAACCTTGTCATAATGCTTGCTAATTCGCTTAGGTAATCCAGTGAATCAGTGGCTAGGGCCTCATGCTTGAACTCTGTTTTATTCCAGTAGAACTTTGCTTGTCCCTTGCCTCTGGTTCCGTTTGTCTTTGTCATTTTGGGGCCCTTTCATGTGCCTCGGTTTTGCTCTTGGTATGACTCTAGCATGACTTGTGCATAATTATGCAAGTTTATTTCTTGGGCGAGTCTAATTAGCCAAGGTGCCAGGGAATGTCAGCGGGCTCAATCCTGAAATGGACACCCATCTCACTTGGCTCACCGTAAACCTTTTGGGCCTCCCACTGGACTATTAAAGCATCATCAGTCATTAGCTGGCCATACTTTTCTAGGCTTATGGAATCGCCCAATGAGCGCTGGAGCTTGTCACAGTCTGGGGCTACGGATGGCCAGAGGCGCTTGACTGTCTTGGGCCTTGGCATGACAAATGTTGCTGTGACCTTTACGGGTTCAGTGAACATCTGGAAGTCTGGGTGTTGCTCTAGGTAGATTTTTACGGCGGCGGCAATGCCCTCACGAAATGGGGCTAGTTTCTTGCTGGCCTCTATGAACCTGCCACCGCTGGCGTGGTTGCCGCCCACATAACGCTTAGAGCCCTGGGGGGCGGGTTCTATCCCACCAACCCAGAGCTCCACGCTTTGCTTGGTTGTTATTTTTTCCCCTGCCTCACAGCTAGGACTATTGAAGTCACAAAAAGCCACGCACACAAAAGGTATGCCCCGCCTTGGAGGAAAATGTTGCTTGCATCAGCGGCCAGTAAGCCAAGAAAAACGGCAAACACCAATGTATAAGCTAGAGCAGCCATGATCTAAAAGGGCATTTCCTCAGTAGCGACTGTTTCAATCTTTGGATTGTTGACATGAATTGCGGCATAACGAACTTGGCCGTTATCGCCCTCAAATTCCTCAACACGCACTGACAGGTTTCCACTGACATTGACAATAGCGCCAACTTTTATCCCAGCGGGTTGTTCCCAGATAGTGAATTTCTCTTTGCGGTCTGTGCCCTCACGGTCCTTGAATGATGTGGTGACAAAGATTCCCTTGTCCGTGATCAATCGCTCAACCGTTCCATCTGTAATCTGTATTTTAGCCATTTCGGCCTCTCTTTATTATTCCGTGCCTAGACTTTGCGCCCAGGATTTTCGACCCTAGCACAACCACCGTTGAAAACTAGGTCCATTTCACCAGTTATGCCGTGGCGATTTTTTGCCACATCCATAATCATTCTAGTCTGCTCAAACTCGGCATCACTATCAGACCTCTCACGCCTAAGCAAAATCACCACATCAGCATCCTGCTCAATGGCTCCAGAATCTCTCAGGTCAGATAGCGCTGGGGCTTTGTCTTGCCTTGATTCACTTTGCCTGTTCAGCTGAGCAAGTGCAATCACAGGGACCTCAAAGTCTCTGGCCAGGGCCTTGAGGCTCATTGAAAAATCACTGATTGATTCATACCTTTTGCGGCCTGGAATGGTGTCATGGATCAGCCCCAAGTAGTCAATCACAATGGCCCTGAGTCCACCGTTTTGCTGGAGGGTCCTAGCGTGTGCCCTGATGTCGTTGATGGTCTGTGTGCCCTTGTCAACAATCGCTAGGTTGGACTCACTTAGTTCATCCTTGGCCTTGTTCAGGGCTTTCCAATCGTAGTCAGACAGGGTGCCTTTTTCCAAGTTACCTAAGTAAACGCCGGAGGTCATTGCATACATCCTGGTCAGTAGCTCTGTCTTAGACATTTCTAGGCTGTGGAATGACACTGGCCCCTCTTTGCTGAGGTGATAGGCCGCTTGTAATCCAACCACGGTCTTACCCACACCAGGGCGAGCTCCAATCACATACATTGCGCCAGGGCGGAATCCACCAATGGCGGTATTGAGTGCATCCCAAGGGCTTTTCAGGTAGGTCCTGGGAGTGGCCAGAACATCCAAGTGACCTAGGGCTAGGTGCTTGACATACTCAATTTTCCCAGTGGTCCTGCTCTCAGCGAGCTTGCCCAGGTTGCGGCGGGCTTCATCAATGACCGCATCTAAATCCTCGGCTGGTGATCTGGCCACAATGCTGTGACCTGTGTTTCTGAGCTCACGCCTGATGGATTCGTCACGCACAATCTGAGCATAGAAGCTGACATTCTCAGCGGTGATGCTCTCATGTTGCCAGGTGTGGACATCCTTAGAATGGTTTGGGAGCTTTGCGGCAACGGTCAGGGCATCAATGGCCTGGTGCTTGTTCCTCATGTCGCACAGCGCCTGATAGACCCTGCCCAGCTTTAGGTCATTGAAGTCCTCAGGCACCAGGTTGAGTTCATCAAGGGCCTGTCCTTTCGATAGCAAAATGCTCCCAAGGATTGCAATCTCAGGATTCATTCGTTGCCCCCTGTAAACTTATGCTTTTTCACTGGTGCCTCTTGCTTACCCTTGGACCATTTGGCCTCTTGCCTGATCCAGTTTTTCCAGGTGAGGTCCCAGTTCTTTTTTGTGGCGGCTTTCGTGGTGCTGTTCCAGTGGTCCATAAATGCATGGGTCTCTAACTTCAAATCAACCCAAGGGAAGTGCTCAGCCATGAGGTCCCAGGATTGCTTAGAGGGTTTGAAAGAATCAGAGATTCTGGTCCCATTTTCCTTGACTGGTTTGGGTGCTGTTTTGCCCCCTGTTTCTTTAAGGGTTCTACTAAGGGTTTGCGTGCCACTGGTTGTCACCCCCAATTTACCTGAGCTGTCACCCCCGTTTACCTGAGCTGTCACCCCCGTTGCACCATCTGTCACCCCTGTTACCCAATCTGTCACCCCTGGGAGATTCACCCAATAGCGGTTGGTTTTGTATTGGGCAAAGCCCTCACCAGCTTGGCGCTCAATGATCAGCTCACCCAGATTTTCAAGCTCAGCTAGGTCACGCTTGATGGACCTCTGCGAGGCATTGGCTTTTTTGGCCAGTGTTGCGATTGAGGGCCACGCACCTAGCTCACCTTGCTGATCTGCTATTGCCAACAGCACCAGCCTGGCTCTGCCCTCAGATTTGGAACTGGTCCAAACCTCATTCATTATTTTGATAGTCATTTGCGGCTCATTTCATGTCATTTCATGTTACAATTTAGATGTTACTTGTTGGCTTAGTCCCTCATTTGACCCTTTCATGTTACGGGAGACCCTCAGCTAATCGCTGGGGGTTTTCCTATTGTCCTGGTGAAGTCATCTAAAAGCAAATACCAGTTACCAGAAACATAATCATACACTGTAACCTCCAGCGGGTTTTGCCAGGTCCTCAGCTTCCAGCCATAGGCCTGAGCGGTCACTGCCGCCTCACTGGAGGACTCAATTGCCCCATTGAAGTAAGCGCACAGGGTGATGATGTTCGAGGCGTTAGAGAGGCGCTTGGCCTTTGAGCCCCCAGCACCACGGTTTACTCTGTGCTGAGGCACCAGGGTTTCATCCTGGAGACCACAGTGGAGACAATGGCTGTCTCTAGCTAGGTATTTTCTGAACTCTTTTTCAGTCACAGTCATTAAAGTAGCTCTGGCACACCTCACAGTTGCCATCACAATTCGCACAATAACTGTTTTCCATCATGTGCTCCAGTGCCATTCTGTGAAGTTCTGCGAACACTAGGCGCTCTTTCCTAGCCGCCCGCCTTGCTTGAATCCACTTAGAAAACATCATCCCCTCCACTCCATCTGAATCAATTTGCCAGCGGCCATGACGGCCATCTGGGACTCGCTTAGGTGTCTAATCTTTGCCTTGATTCTGTTCAGTTCTACCTTGGCCAGATCAGCTTCAAATCTGACATCCATAGCCTTGAGCTTTGCCACCGCTTGGCGGTCTACAATCGTGCCCTGAGCACTTACCAACTCAGTGGCCTCTACTCTATCGGCGGCGCTCGCAAGTTCTAGATACTTGATTTCAGCCTCAGCAAGTAGGGCAATGCCTTGCTCACTCTGGTTGCGTATCTTTTCCAGTTCCCTGATTACCTCTTTCGGGGTCTCCATTTATAGCCTCTCTCAATTTCATGCCTAATTTTTTAGCTCTTTATACTCCGCCTCACCCTCATCCTGGT